CTAACACCAAATAAAATACATAACTCATCAGTTATTTTAAATGCTGTTTCTGCTTTCTCCATGTGGTTCATTACCACTTTTAGTATTTCTTCTCTCATATCGTTACGTTTTTTATTCTTGTCCATTATAAGTAATTAGCTTTTTACTTTATGCACCCTATTCTTTTTGTCGTAGGCTACGTTTTCCTTGTCTATTATTTTTACATCTTTGATTAATACTTTACATGGTTCATCTAAGTACCAAATGTAATCTGGGTCGGTTTCTGAAATCATACCAATTTCACAAAATTCTTTCTTTATGTCGGGTGGTTGAAAATATACTGTGTTCATAATTAAAATACTTATAACAAGGTTTATACTCCATATTCCGCTTTGCTCCATACAGAGCATACACAAGCGTTATATTGAATTAGCCTATTGGAACTATCTCAACGCTATTTATTTCTTTTTGAGTATCCACTTCATCTTTATATTGGTTAAGTAGACCGCTTGGGTTTTCCTTAATATCGTTAATTGTTTCCGCCAACTCAAAAACTTGCTTTGTTGTTGTTTCTTCCATTCCAAAATCAATAGTATCAACCTCTAATGTTTTGTAAACCGTTTCTCTTACTGTTACTCTTATTTTCATAATTCACTCAATATAACATGGTATAAAATCCATGCTCATTTAACATTTAGTTTTAATTTGTTTTGCTTTCTTAGTCGCACGTATCTTATACAAGCGTTACCTATAATACCTTTTTCTCCAACAACTCTGGATTCTCGTAAATATTACCGATTATAGTAGATCGTTCAATTCTATATAAATCCCTTGTTTGATCTTCACATTCAGCATCTCCAACCCAATCAGCGAAAAATTCTAGCCAATCCTCCATTTTTAGAACGAATTTATCTCCATTGTCAAACACGGCAATGTCTCCAACGAAGAATTTAACGTCTTTAGTGTCCTTTAACCCTACCCATGGCATTAGTATACATTCATTTAAGGCAATCCACCCACTAGCGTAATTGTCTTCGCCCTCACATTCAATCTCCTCTAATGATATATCCTTGCCTGAATAACTACCTAAAGGGAAGTACATTGCTCCAACTTTCCTCATTCTGTTGTCCCAATCAAATTCATTCCAATTATCACAGTTATACCAACCACCTTTATCGGCTGTAACCCATGCTCTATATTCCATTCCTTCTTTCATTTGTTATCATTTTTTAAATTCCCACCGCACAAAAGGTACAATAGGTAACATAACCTAAAGCGCATGAAACGCGCCCTAGCTTTTCTCATTAGGCTTAATATATTTCAGTATCACCTTCATACCAAGTTCCCCTACTGAATTGCTTAACAATTTTTTCTTCTTTTAAATCAAATATGTTAGCCCAACCGCCATCATATTTGTGTTCGCTTGGGTTGTGTGCCGTTACTGCTAATTCGGTTGTTTCAAAAGAGCCTTTAAAATCGTCTGCACCACCTTCAGGGTAGTAATCATCTCCTGCAAATAATAAAAATTGTTTTTTCATAATCTTATCTTTTTTATTAATACTAAGCCTAACAATGGCTAAAACGGCATTAAAACGACCGTTTAGCCTAAGCGTTAGCATTCATTAAAACGCAATGCTAACACGGTATATAAATAATAAAAACACTACCATTTCCATCGCATTCCCTCTAAGCTAGGGTCGCAAGCATCAGAAGCCATATCTTTAGTTACGGTAATATAATTATCTTCTTGCTGTTCATTTACACAGCAGTTTCCGTGGTCTTGTTCAGCTTCATTTAGTTGCTTCTCTGTAAGTTTATTGCATTCCTCAAGGCTTAGAGGGTTACATTCGTTGTCTATTGGTGTTCCGCAATATCCGCATCTTTTAGTTTTCATATCCGTGTTTTTAAAAATTCATATATCTATCCGTTGTGAGTGTTCTTTATCCCCCTGTTGTACGCAATATAAAATACTACGCTTCTGGTTCTTTTGGTAGTTCGCACCAATGGGTCACATCTTCCATGAAGTTTTCACCAGCTTCATCATAAAACCCTTTTACATCGTCATAGTATTCAGCAACTACCCATCTACTATTTTTTGGAAAACTACGTGGCGCATAAGCTAAATAGCTTCCACATTCTACATCGGGTAATTTGTCTTTTACATTAAATATTTCTGTCATAATTCGTATTTTAGAAAGCGTACAACACAAAATAAATTGCATTGAAACGCCAATTTATTAATAACGTTAGTAAATAATAAAAATTACTAATACCCCCATCCAACATAAAACATTAACCCGAAGCATATCAACTGTACGCCCAATAAAATTATTGTAATTGGCATTATTGGTATCACTGCTGCAATAGGTATCATTGCTATCCATCTAATTATCTCTTTGTGTTGTTTTAATTTTGTTTTCATCTGTTTAATTTTTACTATTTCTAACATTAAATAAAGCGAATACGCTCCGCTTTAAACTCTTTATTATTCACATTATCCCTTTTTGCTTATGCCCTTAACATCAACCGCATAATCAATGAACTGCACCCCGTCTATCTTTTCACTGGGTATTACTTGCTCGCTTATTAGCCTGTAAATATATTGCACCGTTGGATTGTTTCCTGTGCTGTCTAATGTTACGCTATTGGCGTAGTTTTTTACTGTTTTTAAATTCTGTTTTTTCATAATCCTTTTACTTTTTCGTTTAACTCCTTTGTGTTTTTATTGATATGGTGTTCTGTTATTGGTATCTGTACTAAGCACGATTCAGACAAACCACAGCCACCGCAATTTGGATAATTATTCTTACAGTAGCTTATAACTTCTTTATTTAGTTCTATTAGGTTTGTCATGATTTCTATTTTAAAAATGATAAATGTTTCAATCCGAATACTGCATTGCCTGTATGTTTTCTGCACCAACAAACCCAATTAGGAGACCACCTGTAACCATTAGATTTAATTTCCTGTATTACTTCGCGGGTTGGTTTTTCGTTGTGGAATATCTTTAAACGATCATCTTCGATTGTCACGTAACCACCTTCAAACGTAATATCTTCCCATGTCATTTTGCGTTCTATTCTGGTTTCCATTGCTTTGATCTTATCCTTAGTGTTTTTAATCATTGCGTTGTTGTTGGTTAGGTAAAAAGATGGAATTTTAAATTTACCGCCTCTGTAATCAATTAATTTTATATTCTTCGGACTAAAATCTAAAGCAATTAAATGATTTAATAACTCGCTTTCGTTCGTTAGTTTGCTTTTTCTTATTGCTGCATTAATCGCTTTCCTCTCCAATTGATTGTTAACCAATTTTTCTAGCTTGCGTTCTGCTGCTTCCTTGTCATCCTCTGGGCTTTTTGTTGGTACTCTATTAACCGCTTTAAAATATTTTTCCCTCCAATGGTAGAAAGAATCGCATTTGTTACGCTCTGAATCGTTAGCCTTTTGCGCCCGTCTTACTGGAAAATTAGAACCGCCTGTAATCATTGAGGAAATACATCTACCTTTTGCACTCATCCAATCACTAAACCTTGATATGAATTTTTCTTTGTAATTGCCTTGGTTTTCTCTCAATTCTTTTAAGTCGGCTTCTAACATCTCGCTGTATTCGCTTACATAACTATTAGCTCGCTTTTCAGGGCTAAAAGATGTGTTTGAATGTGCTCTATAACAAAGCTCCCAAAGGTGGCCTAACGCCATCGTTTTTACTTGCTCCGTTCTGTTTTTTATTTCTGTTATTGTTTCCATAATTGTGTTTGTTTGTTGTTTCATGTTGTAATATTACGACTTTAAACAATACAAGCAACAAAAAAGGGTAATTATTTTCTTTTTATAATAATTATAAGCTCAACCACAATATAGGTACCTCCTATAGATAATATATATTCTGGCGTTAATCCAAAGAATATAGGGTATAGTATAGTATTAATCCAAAAATTTTGACATTGAGGACATAATCCAAGAGGTGATAATATGGACCTGTATTTACGCTGCTTTTTTCTCCTCCACTTGATCCACAAATAGACCAGTAGTACGTAATATCTTCGTAATATTCCCGTCGGTTCGTAGCAATTTTGTAGAAACATACTTAGACACCCTACAGACAGGCAATATAATTCTAAGCTCACACCCTCGCCTACCACAACTATTCTTAATTATTTCCATATAGCAAATATAACAATACTATCATTGCATCCTAGATTTGCTTACCCTTTCATGTGCTTCTAGCTTTTTTTTATGCAGCTCCCAAAGTTCATCTTTAGTTAAGTGGTCCATCCTTGTGGGGTCGTGTGCTGCCTCGTGTTCTAGCCTCGTTAAGCAAATTAAATTCTCTATAGCATCAATATCGAATACCTTGCCTTTATATTCAAACTGTTTTCTGCCTCCCATTTTTTTTGCGTGGATATGGTGTATGTCATTTCCTGCACATCCTGAGACTTCAGAAGGTATCCAATCCCCTTTTTCGTATCCAAAAAAAGTCAAATAATTCTTTACGTGTTTATTCATTATCATTTTTATTAATTACTTTCCACCCCCTAGCGTCTTTGTCACATTCTACAACATCCAGATATTTATCAATAAACCCCTCATTTATTACTGAATTTTCGCAATAGTCTTTTATAAATTCCTCTTTTGTCATATTTCAAATTTAATATAAAAAGTAAATATTTTATAAAATAGGGCTATAGCATATATGCTATAGCATAATGTTATAAATAATTAGCATATTTCAACCCAAACAATCAATGTTTCAGTATCAACGTTAAGCCGTTTATTATCTACAACATACATTTCTCCATTAATCACAATTGTATCTCCTTTAAAAAGGTGTTTTATTTCATTTGTGGCAATTTTTATAGGCTTATTCTTGGGGTCTTCCCATATTTCATAAATCATAACAAAACTATTTATAACACTGCCTAAAAAAGCATGAGGCAGATTCATGCGTAAATCAATCTTTTGCGGTCACGCTTTTTAGGCTAACCATTGTTATAATTCATTACCTAAAATCCATTCAATAGCATCTTCAAAACCCATTTCATACATCTGCCTTTTTTTATGTGTCATTGGGAATCCTTGTTCTTTTCGTTTTTTAGTAGCTTTTTTTGAAGCATTTAAAATAAATTCTATTCGTTCACGCAACGGCAACGAAATTATAACACCACCTATATGTAATGCCTCTTTACCTATTCCTTTTGGTGTTCCTACTATATTAGTTTTCATAAGTCTTTATTTAAGCGTGTAGTTTTAATATCGGCACTACACATAGCCAAACCGTTAGTTGCAATTACCAAACTCATTAAATACATCTTCAAAAATCAATGGCTCTTTATTTTCTCCACTTACTTTTAATGGTGCAATTCCTTTTGGTGCAAATCTTAATCCATCACCTTCACCGTGTACCCAAATCATTTTATCTTTCATTTCGCTAAAATCATTAACGCTTAATGTTTCTAATAAACACCTTATCATTTCACAACCATAAGCCGTTCCAACTCTTTTTTTCTTGTCTTTATCCCATTCATCCAAAGCCAAACCGCCTATTCCTTGTCCTCCACCTTCTTCGTATTCAACAAATATCCAAAAGTTTAAAATTCCTCTTTCTTTAATCTCAAGTTTTGCACTTGTAATTTTTGCTAATTTCTTATTCATCTTATTTATTTTTAAATTTATTATTAATAAAACTGCAACTAACACTGTATAAATAACATGGCGAAAAGCCACGTTTCTTATACTAACCATTATACTCAATTATTTTGGCTAATCAAGTGTTTAGGTACACAAAAGTTCTCTAAACATTTATCTAGTAGTTCTTTGTTATCACAAACCTTGTATAGTTTTTCAAGCTCAGATAATACTTTAGCTATACCCTCATAATTAGGTTCTATTGGCTCAAACTTTAAGTTACTTTTTACTGATGATTTAAATAAGTCTTTCATAATTTGTTTTGTTTAAAAGAGTATAACAACGTGTCATACTCCATATTCCGTTGCACTCCATACAGAGCATACACAAGCGTTAGCATTAATTAGTAAGTGCTATTTTGGTTTGAATATGAGTAGTGTTTACTACCCTTTAAGTAATCAATCGCTTCATTTATACGTAGTTTCATCACAGGGTTAGCTAAATTTAACATCTGCTCAAAAGTAACAAGGGCATTAAATAATGCGTTACTTCGAGTTTCATATTCTAATGAGCTTCCGTTATGGCAAACCAAATCAAAGTGTTCAAATACCTCAATGTGTTTATCCCATATTTCTATTGCTAGTTTCATAATCAATTAAATAATACTAACACTGCATAAAACAGCATAGCCAATTAAACATTTATTTCATCAGCCTACTTTACTGCTAGGCTACGCAGTTTATACTTAACATTATGCTGTATATATCTTAAGTAAATTTCTTAATTCATAATTCTGTTCTCTAGTTAATTGCTTGTTCTTGTTTTTATTAAACAATATCATAAAAGAGCTAACCACTTTATTAAATTTAAATGCATCTGTATAGTTAAAAATCTCATCCTTAAATTTGTTTAGATCAATAACATCTTTACCCTCTTTCGATGTCCATAAATCGAACCGTTTAAAAAATCTCTCTATCCCTTTTATATTTTCATCACTCCAACTACCACCATCAAAATAATGGCCTATAAACATCATATAAAATCTAAGAATCTTAGGATTATAATCGTCAGGGTTAACTATATTCCCTTTGCTTTTGCTCATTTTTTCGCCATTGTTTAATATCATTCCTTGGTGAATTACTTTTTTAAATGGCTCCTCAAAATCAATATACCCAATATCATAAAGAAACATATTAATAAATCTAGCGTAGATTAAGTGCATACAGGCGTGTTCAGCACCTCCAACATATAAATCTACCTGTTTAGGCTTTATGCCCTTGACCAAACAATAAATAATATAATAAAATGAACTATCTACAAATGTATCAAGAGTATCAGTCTCTCCTTTTACGGGTATCCTACAACCCCAGTCCCGTTGACGGCTAACGCACCAATCGTGCTGATTTTCTAACCATTTTTTTTGTGCATTAATCGTACTGCCAGGATAATCTAAATTATTCAACCCCTCTATTAATCTTTTTTTGTAGTCAGTTATTTTAAAATACCATTGGCTTAACTCCTTTTTTTCTATAACACTATTACACCTCTCGCAATTATTATTTATTACCTGTTCATTTGCTAGTACGGTTTCACATGATTTGCAATAATTAACAATTCCCTGTTTTTTATATGCTAATCCCTTTTCATATAATTGGTTAAATAACCATTTTGTATGAACCTGATACTCTTTAGAATGCGTAGATATTAAATAATCAAACGATGTATTCATGTGATCCATCTGGTTGTTAAAATTAACTATGTTGTTTTCCGTTACCTTCTTTGGGTCTCCTCCTATCTTTTTTGCATAATTTTCAGCTGGAAGACCGAAGCTATCATAACCAAAAGGCTGAAATACTGACTCCTTTTTATACCTTAAATAATTACAATAGCTATCTATTATTGCATAATTATAAAAATGTCCAATGTGCAACCCGTTACCGCTGGGATAAGGAAACATTACACAAATATATTTATCAAAATTCATATCTAATTATTTATAAAAATCAACCACCTTACCAGTTACTCTATTCTTTTTCACCTTATAACCTAAAGCAGCCCATTTTCGCTGAGCTGCAATATACTCTTGCGGTGTCCTGCTAAAATGATTTAAATAGTTCATATCTGGATTCGCTGGTATACCATCATTTGTTGCACTATTATTTTTAGTGCTTTCTATCCAACTAGCTTTAAAACCTCCCCAGCCTTTTTGTACTACTATTTTAAATACCTCGTTTTTTTCGCTGCCAGTTTTTTCTATTTCTTCAATAAAAGAATTTAAGGCTGTTTCGGTATTGGTTAACTTTTTGGTTTTCCTGTTTTTTAGAAAGTCCTCTACTAACTCTTTTTTTAATCCATAATCTAAAAGAGATTTTTTAAAATTAAACACACACCCTTTATCTTTATTATCTTTTACATTAACATTATCATTAACATTATCATTAACATTAACATTAACAGTTGAATCCGTTGAACGGTTTGAACGGTCGTTAACGTTCGTTGAATCCGTTAAATCCTGTTCTCTTTTTAATCTTCTAGCCTCTGCGCTTGCTTTTCCTGCTGATGACCATTGCTCCTTCTTATCTTTATATTTTATTAAATCCCTTTTTAATTGGCTTTTAATGGGCGTAAAAGATAATTTAGTTACAATATCATCAGTTTGCGGGTTCTCATCATTAACGTATGCGAAAAGGTGTTTAACTAGTTTCCCTGCTTGCTCGTCGGTCAACTGGTCAAACTGTTCTCTCTGATCGGCATACATAAGAAACCCTTTTTTATCTTCTGCCATGAGTTACGAAATGCAAAAACCCATACTCTGTAGCCCGCAACAGGCATTCAAAGCATGGGTTCTTATGTATAATTTTGTTCATTGTTGCGTATTTTGAATTACAAATATAGAAATATTATTCTATTTATTTTAGTTTATCGTACCTTTTTAATTCTCTTTTTTTACATCGAGGGCAAGGAACATCCTCTACTATTACTCTATTCATATTAGGTCTAGGAGATATAACAACGGGATTCTCTATATCTCTTCCATAATTACAAGTCTTATCCCCGCAATATATCCTAACATCTGTTATTGGTCGCATATTATTTGTTCTACTGTTTTTATTATGTGGTCAATATGTATCAGGTTTTTATCGTCGTACATATGCCTCTCTTCATCTACTATATCTATTAATTTATCCATGCACAGATTGTCCCCATCCTTACATATCTGCATACAGATAGAGTCTATTTCCGTTATGGTATATGAAGATTTAAAAGTCATACATCGAGGGTCTATTGTTGTCTTTTTTCAATACAGGCATACCAAATTTTATTTCATATGATGTATCTGTATTTTCTTTTTCGCTTCCATCCCTAAGCCTCCTTAACTCAAACAATTCATTATGTTGCGGATAGTCCTCTATGAATTTACGCGCATAGTGAGCAGAAAAAGCATCATTAATCCTATACTCATCATCCGTATTTGTTTCTAAATAACTATGCCACCTTATGACGTTAATAATCATCTTTGCGGAGGTCTTTTTTTTACCCTTGTTAACTGCTAAAAAGCATTGCTCTGCAAATTTCTGGTAAATATGGGGGTTATCTTTATGAAATATATTAAAAGCCTCCTCTATTGTTGTTCCTGTTTGTTCATTAAATTTCATAATATTTATCTGTTATTTTATTTTCAAATTAACATTAACATTTAAAGTAACTCCTTTTATTTCTTTGCCTCCTTTTATAGCAGCTTTTAAATCCGATTTATTAGCTGTCTCAGTAACTTTTACCGTCTTAAACTCGCTAGGCAAACTATTTATATCCTTAACTGTTATTGATTCGCTTTTACGTGTTCCAAAAGTTAAAGTTCCAACGGCAAACTCTCCAAACAAACTAACAGCACTAAGTAAACTATTTTCTAGTCTGTCTATTAGATTATTGTTTCTTTTTTTAAGTGCCTGTAAACGCTTAATCTCATCGTCTATTGTACAAATAAATGCCTTGCTGCTTTTTATTACTTCTAGGTATGCGATTGACTTACTATCTAACTCGCTTTTATTGATCTCTAACGCGCTTTCTTGTTCTTTTGATAGTACCCCTTCACTTGCTTCTATATCGTCCATTAGGGACAAATAACTTTCCTTTATTTGGTATAACGTATTTTTCATAATTACGCTGTTTTTAGTTTTTCGGTTAATTGTTTCTTTTGATCTGGCGTTAATTCGTATTTGCTCAATACTGATAAAATCGTTTTTTGGTCTGAGCTTAACGCTTTATCAAATCCCCCCTCTTTAAATATTTGTTTTTTTGCTGGTTCTTTAAATTCCTGTTTCATTTGTTCTACATATTTAGTATCATCAAATTTGCCTAAAAATATATCAGCATTGAAACCTAATTTACTAAGGGCTTTTGTCAGTGTGTCGGTTTCTACTTTTTTTGCAAAATCATCATCTATCTTTGTTTGTGCTCCATCCTTGTAAAGTTGTACGCTGTTAACAATCTCAAATTCTCCATTTGGAAAATAAAAAACAGCTTTAAAAGTTGCCATACCGATATTAGCTAACGTATAATCAAACTCCATTGATCTAAACCCCCAACCGATACCATATACGCCAAATTGTTCTGTTGCCTGTTTTATTTGATATTGAGGTGCTATTGATGTTAAAAGGTTTCCCTTTACATTTGCTTTTTTTGTATACTCTGGATTGGTTTTCTCAACCTTGCTCCACAATTCTAAGTTTTTCATAATTGGTAGTATTAGTTATTAGTAATTTTTATTATTGTTTCAAATTTACAACTTTAAACTGGATAAACAACACCACATCCAAAGTATTTTTATTTTCTCAATGTTTACAAGGGTTTCGGGGTGAAAATTTACAACACTCGCTAAACCCCACTCGTGCCTCGCGTCGCTCAAGCTGGTTTAGCTCACCGTTAGCGAGAATAGGAAATCCATTTCACTATAAATGCTAACTGTTCTTTTGTAAAGTAATAGCTCCCACTATCCATTAATTCAATGCTAAATTCGCCATCATCATATTTATCAAATTCTATCGTGTCGCCAAAGTCACCTTTTCTAAAAACTAAACTACTCTCGCTAACACAAGCTATATGTAATGCCTCTTTTTCTTTATCAGATATTTGCTCAAAGTCCATCTTTAATACTTTTAAGTTAGTGTAGTAATTTATCAAGGTCGGCACTACGCATAGCCAAACCGTTAGCAAACATTACTATTCTTTAGTTTTATCTACTAAATTTTGGTACTCTAATTGGTCAACTATGTAAGGGTATGGTTTGTGTCCGTTTTGCGAAAATTCTACCTTAATCTTACATCCTACTATACATTGGCAATGTTCTTGATCTTCCATAGCTGCCCAATCTGCAACCCAGTTACTATTTACACATTTGTCGCTTACAATCCGTAACGATTTGCTAACAACGTTTATACCTAATAGCTCTGCTTGTTCTTTAATTGTTTCTGGTGTCATTTTTATAAGTTTTATTTATTAATCAATATTTATTTCTATTTATACGCTACTAGGCATACACAATGCGTTGTAAACAATTAAAAACACTACTTACGTGCTTCATCAAGTTTACTGCATTTTATCCAATCTACATCACCTGTAAATTCACAAGGTTTTTGGTGTTCTACGCAAAATTCACATTGCTGACATTTTACACTTCCAATCATTACACCATTGTCTTTTACCTTGCATTTCTCGGTGCAAGTTCCATTATCCCATCCAGTTGTTTTAAAATAATATTTTTCCATTTTATCCGTATTTTTAAAAGATTTACAACAACGTGTATAGCACATTAAAACGATGCCATACACAATGCGTTATAAACAATTACTCTTCACACCCTACCCACAGCAAAAGTTCTTCTTCGGTATCTCTATCACCTATTGGATGAGATTCTTTAATAATTAAGTCAGCGTGTACCATACAGTTATTAGATGTTAAATATCCAGCACATACTTCTGTTTTCTCATCATACTTTTTTAATTCCTTAATCAATTCTTTTACATTCATAATTCAAAAGTTTATAACACGGGCTATAATTAATAAAAGCCAATGTTGGTTAATAATTTATTTGTTCGTGTTTCAATTTTACTAATCATAGCTGGACCGTTAGCATTAATTAGGGTAATACCATAAATCACCGTCAAAGTGCCAAACACCATCATCAAAAGCCCAACTATCACCTTTTTCTAAGTAATTAAATCCGCTTTCTTTTTTGTAAAGTTCTGTTCTTTCTTGTTGTGTCATTTCTATATTTTTTAAATTAAACTAATGCTAATAATATGTAACAGGCATTAAAACGACCTCATTATAATTTATTAAAACCCTAAATCTTCATCTACTTCAGGAGTTGGCGCGGGTTCATTTGCTAACATATCTACAGGCTCAACCTTCCAAGCGTCTAAATTGTGGTAATATTTACCGTTAAATTCTCTGGATGAAACATTAAAATGTACAATAATATGATCCCCCTCTTTATTGGTGGCTAAAAATTCACCCGCTTTATCGCCTCCGAAGATTTGGAAGCATACCTCTGGGTTATATTGTGCTGCCGTATCAATAACAAAATTCATCTTTTGCCATTCCTTACCCGCTTTACTTGTTCCTGTTTCGATTGGTAAGATCGTTAATATTTTACCTTCAATTTTTAAACTCATTTTATTAATTTATTAATTTAATATTCAAGCCATTCTGACTCTAATAATTGTCTGTTATATTCCGCTTCATCTTCTGGTGACGGTTGTAAATAATCCTCGTTTTTCATAATTTAATTAATTGGGTTTCTGTCTACTATTTCACAAAACATTTTGCATTTTAACACTAAGGAAATATTAGTTAACTCAAACAGATTTAAGTTATGTTTGTTTTTTCGCCACCTCCAAAGCCTATCGGTACTTAGTTTTTTTCCTGTTAACTCCTCATACCTTCGACAAACATAATCAGGCTTCATGTTCTTTTGCTTCATTACTTCGTCTATTCTGTTAACAATTATTATCTCGTTTTTTCTCATAATAATATATCGTTTTTTACTTTTTCTTTTCTTATTAAATAATCCTTTTCCTGTATGAAGTAGGTTAAATTTACAACGTTACCGCCTCTATCTTCGCTACACGTTAAATCTTTAATCTCTACTTGAGCACCACACCCGCAGCCTAATTTAACAACCCTGCCATCTATAACCTCACACCCCCAGCTTTCAAAGCAGTAGGGGCATGAAATCTTTGTAATCTGTACATCCGATCCAAACATTATTTTAATGTGTTTTTAATTATTTTAATAGTAGCACTCTTAATCCTGCTAAACAAACTGTGTTTCATGGCCTGTACTCGCTTTATTTTTGCTATATGGTCCTCTATCTGCTCAGGCGTTAGTATATCAACAACAGGCTCGTCTATATCTACAATCATAAATGAGTCGTTATCTTCTTGTTTTTCTAAAAATCTTTGGTATTGTTCGTGTGGTTCCATTATATAAGGTTGTTAAGGTTGTTTAATATTATTAAATAATGAGATTTTAGCTTTTTTATTTCTGACTCTATCTCATCCTTATTATCAAAATGACTATCAGGCAAAGGCCAAGCCCTGCCGAGACATTGATGCTCAAACTTAATCGACTGCTTGAGTAGTCTTTCGTTATAGTCTATTTTATCTAGTATGTCTAATCCTTCTTGGTGTGTTTTAATTATTTGTTTCATGTTGTAGTTATTAAGTTGATGTAAAAATAACAATTCTTTGTGGGTTATACAACAAATATCTTGTAAAAGTTACAATTAATTATGTTTTATATATAGAATTACGCAAAGAAAAAGGAGTTACCCCGAATGAGTAACCCCTTTTAATAACCAAACCACACTATGAAACTTAAATATAGAAAATTATTTGCAATTTAATGTATATGTATACACCTCATCATGAAAATTAATATCCCCCGTTTCTGGATCAAGCTCCATTATAGGGTTTAAAGCATTTTCATAATCTATTGTATTGGCTAATTCGCTTTCTTTTTCATTCTGATAATCTTCTGTGGTCATTTCACACCCTGCCTCTTCTTCTTCCTCTGAATAAGTACCCTCCTCAAAATAAGCAATCTCATCTGTGGATGTGTTTATAGCAGTAATAGAATATGTACAGGTTGTGCAAACATCTTTTTTACAAGATGACAGAACCGCAATTATTAGTAATAAATATATATTTCTCATGTTATTTTTATTTATAGGTTGATTAATTTGGTTAAATATATAATCTATTTACCAAAATAACCTAATTATATGCAATAATTAAAACAACGAGAACCGATTTAAAAACAAATCATTTGCAAAAATTGCTCAAATGTTATCTTTTCAGTTACTAATAAATAGGTAGCTAATGCCGTGAATCCTATAACTATTAATCCACCCATAACAGAGCCAAAAACACCAGCGAAGTCAGTATTGCCCTCGCCCGCTGCTACAGATTGTTTATTTTTGTCCATAAATTCTTTTACCTGTTGGCCTACTGGTTTCTTTTTAATCAAACCAATAGCTAACCCTATGGCTGGATTTTTAACCCCTACCAATCCAGACGCAAAAGATATAATACTACCTAATATCGCTTTTCCTTTTCCTTTTCCCATCGTTTTATGTTTGTTGCCAAAGATAGTTAATATTTAAGTTACACGTTAAACATATATATCTTTGGGTTCTTATCGAGGTAATACACATCTAAATGGACCCAATTAATAGATGTGCCATCCTTGAGGTTTTCCAATCTTATTTTGTAAGGGAATAGATACTCGTTTTCTAATATCCAGTTTCTAACCTCATACGCCTCCATACCTTTAACGTCAAAATCTAGTGCTTTTCCAAGGCAATGAGCTGATAAGTATAGCTTGTTTTTGTCTGTTTTGTTTTTTACATAATTGCAAATGTTTGTTCTTAATCCTCTTTGAGAAAATCTACCACCCCAAAGCCAATCATTTGCCGTTATTGGTAAATCTAGCTCATCCCTTATGATTAAGATCGTATGCAATAATCGAATATCAATAAATTGCCAAGCCTTTTGTCCGTGTGCTTTAAATGTTTCTTTGTCTACAAGTTCGCGTATATCAAAATAATCTTTTATACCTTCTATTATTTCGGAATCGTTCATGGTTTTTTTGTGAAATTAACGTATGTCCTTAACAAATAAAAAATATAATATAATTATTTAGCTAAATCCATTCTCTAGGATGGCAAAAAATAAGCTACCACACCCAGCAAGTAAAAAGCCTAATGCGATCATTATTAATTTTTGTCTAAGGTTAATCCTATCAACCTTTATAAATATAGGGGGGTCCGTATCGTTTAGTGATTTATCTATTTTAACTAAACCCTCCTTAACAAATTCCATCTTATCAACACATTTATGGGTAAGTATGGCTAAGTCCGAAATAGAGTTCATTATCTCAGCGTATGCCTGCTCCTTCGCCTCTACTAGCAAAAGCCTTTCATGATGAGACTTAAATTCTTTTTCTATTTCTTTAGGCTTCATTAGTTAACAGTTTCTATGTCTTTTATTATTATAAGCGTCCTCAAATTCTACCACGCAAGGAGCCATTTTAGTTCTAATACCCCATCTTGGTTCATAGCTATCTGGCTTGATTATTTTTGTTGACACATGGATATTAGCATTATTGGTATTGTAATCAGTAACATAAATATCATTAGCCTGAAAAATTCTAGTCTTCATAAAGTCGTGAACGCTTGCAGGAACTAAAAATATTTCTAACACAAAAGACTCTGTTTGAACATCTTTAATAAACACTTTTGCACCGTTTCGGTACTCCGTATATTCCTGTTCGTAACTGCTCTTATTTTTACCAAATTTGGCGGGTATCCGTATACTGTCTTTCCATCCGCTCGGATATTCAAATACTTTGGATCTATCTTTTATGTCTCCTAGCGTTCCAGATAATACCGTGTCAAATACTACCGTTCCATCTGCCAAATCTGCTCTAAACTCTCTTAAACAATACTCCTCACTGTAGTCATTTTGGTCCGCAGTAGAGGCGAGGGAGTTAACTTCAATCGTTTTTAGCCTGTAAGAACCAGCGTCAAAGCCTATGAGTACTAATCTCCAATCTATATACACGCTAATATATTTAAACCCGTTCGCCTCAAACACGCCAAAATCCGAGAATGTACCGTATGAATTATCTGTAATTGTGTGCTTATCGACGAATGACCCATTTTCATACTTCTGTATAACTATACTAACCCCAGTTATTAACCTGTCATATTTTCTAATAAAACCCGTTCTATCATTCTTAAACGGGTCAGTATCCGAAACGGCCCCAAATATAGGTAACTCAAAACAACAATCATCAACAATAGAAGGTGCTAAAGGTACTGATCTTGATGGCGCAATAGGGCTTGATGGTATTAGTTTTACTATTAGTTCCTGGCTATCCCCTCTAGGCATTGTATATTACTTTTTTAATCCTAATTATTCGCTATTAACTATAAATCCCTAATTTCAATATCCCTAATAATTCATTTTTTAAATCATTTATAGACCCTGTTTTCAAGGTGTATCCTTGCTGTTCTAGCCCGTCGGACTCTCTACCGTTTGAGCTTTCTATAAAGTGTATTAAATCCCTGTAACCGTAGTTGTGAAAGTATGAATATTCGTCTTTAACTTTTTCAGTTAACAGCCTTACATCAATAGCCGATAAATACTTAGATATAGATATACACAAATCCTTACTCTCTATTCTTTGTCTACATGAATCTTTTTGGTTATCGTTAAACTCTGAAAACCTAGCCCCTAGATATTCTAGCGCATCTTGGGAGGTCATGCCCTGTTCATTTATTAAATGAGTTTCTTTTAATGTTATATCGTCCTCTGTTGTTGTGTTAGTTTCTTTTATGTGGTTATCAATTAAAAACATTTTTTCATCATTACTACACCCCGCCCAAGTCTTAATATTTAACTGCTCTGTAACAAAAGCAGAAAATTGTAGAAAATCGTTACACATATTTCTGCCATAATCTCTTATTAAAATTATATTATTTGATTTATCCGTAGCATTATTAGCCCCAAAATCATACGTATCATCTACTAAATAAAAAGGGTTTGACTTGTTTTTGACCCAATAACCTACTCCGTCTTCCTGGTCGTCTGGGGAATAATCCCCCCTTGTTGATAATTTCTCATACCTAACAACCGCACCAGTAGAGGTTATATATTTATTTTCTAAATCACTTATTAAATCATGATTAATAGCCTTTAAGCTAGTGACCGTATTCTCTATGTCTGATGTTTTTATTGCTAGTTTCATTTTTTTTAATCTATGTAAATAGTTCCGTTTGTACATTCTATATCATCCCCCGTCCCATTACCAGAAACCCTTAAACTAAATAAATCACCTGTAGACATTTCGACGGGTGCAGTACATTTAATATTGCTCCATGTATCGTTGTTTTCCAACGTTAAATCGGTCATCTCTGAATCGGAAATTATACTACCATTTTTAAAGATTGCAAAGTCATATTGCCGACCCGCGCCCCCTGTTTTCTCGCATTTAACCACCGCTGATACTCTCCCCTTTTGGTTTGTTATACCTGCTTGTGTTATTTCTAGCGTCCAGTCTGAGTCTTGAGCAATTCCAGAATTTACAGAGGTTAACTCAGTGGTATCTTCTAATACATTATAAGAACCGTTTGCAACATTTGTTGTACTTGTGGAGGTTACTACTAGTCCTCCTATTATTTCGCTTGTTGCTGCTGTAACTAATCCTTTAGCGTTAATTGTTAAAGTGGGTTTTACATAGCTGCCTACGTCACTATTAACCGTTGCTAGTGTTAATGCTGTTGCACCTGTTGCGTCTCCTGTATGTGTAGCGTTGCTTACTTTGGCATTATTCGTATCTATATCGCCCAAATCTACATTTGAATCAGGCACCGTAATCGTCCGAGTAGTGGCGGTTGCAATAGAATCAACTTCAAAGGCAAGCTCTTTTGTGTTATCTGTATTATCTTGGATTCTAAATAAATCGTCCGTAAATTCACTAGAAGCACCAGGCGAAGGAGCAGGTGATAATTGAATAGATATAGGATCGCCATTAGAATGTGTAAATGCTATTGTATCTTGCTCACTTATAAAACTAACTGGTATAGTTACATCACTTGAATTTGCTACAGGATCGCCAGTTATCCTAAATAGGGTTTTATTCCATTCGTGGTTGTCTCCCGACACCATTATAGTACCGCCACTTTGTGCATCCAATAGTATTTCTTTTATATCAATTTGTGATAAAGAAAAATTATCTATGTATATGTTGGTCGATAATGAATAATCAGCATCATTAAACCTTATTTCGGAAAACCCTACGGGGGTACTTGTTGTACTGCTCCAATTAAAACAGAGACCGCTTTTTATTTCATCTAATTCCTCATTTTGCCCCGTGTCTGGATTTCTTTTAAATATTCTTGCACCCATTTTAGTATAAATCTATATAATGAACTATTGACCCTTTAAACCTTTCTCTTAATTTATTCATAACCAGTCTATATATCCTTTTATCTAATGGAGGACAAAATATATCTATAAAAACATGGTCAAAACCTTTTTCTTTGTAATTATCTGCATCCTCTTCTATGATAGATAATTTTTTAACACCTTTAAACTTCTGCCCGTACAGTTCCCAAAACAACTTAATTACTTTAGGGTTTCTTTCTACTACTGTAACTTCTTTTACTTTAGTATTATAACAAGCCTCTATTACGCTCCGTCCAAATCCTAAACCAAGTAACAGCACTTTGCCCTTAAACTTATTTATAATGTCGGTATATTCTTTATCATTGTATGATGTTGTACCGTCAACAACCTTAACACCATCTTTAATAAATAAATGTACCTCCCCTGTAGAATTAATCTTTCTATTTATTAAATCTAGTCCTATTTTTTGACCTAGATTAATTCGGGTTTCATTCGATATTTGAGGAGTTTTAAACATCTTCGTGGTGTCCATATAAAAATACATCACACTCACAAGAGTTAGCCCCTGATACAAGTGTTAAAAAATACGTTCCAGAGTCGCTTAATATGCCTGGTTTTGCCCCTGCTAATGGAACTGGAAACGCAATATCTAACCCCCCTCCTATTAGTTCATAATCTGACATAATATCACCTGCTCCAGAAGTAGAGCCTATTTTTATAGTTATACCACTTACTGACTTACCACTTACTTTTATCCTTATTAGTGCTTCTCTTGCTACTGTAAACTTACCTGAACAGTTCCAATCCATCGATACAGTACCCTCCGAACCTGACGCGCAATCAAAAGATAATTTTTGTGCAACAATAGGTTTAAGGTCAGAGGCAACCTTATAAACCGTATCAAACCCACCTACTCCATCATCTTCTGATATATCTAGTCTGTCTGTGTCTTTTAGGATGGTTCTTGTGGACGGGTTATATCCTGATATTTTATCGCTTGCTGCCATATTACAAAGTTAATTATTTTAATCTAGTCGTTTAAAGTCGCTACTTTCTTTCTGTTTGAAATTATCATCTTCGAGCTGTTTAGCCCCCGCCAACGGAAACGGCACGTCTGCCCGCTTATCATAAAACCTACAGGTTATTTTCCAGTCTTCGATATCTGGGTCTAATAAATCAGCATCAAGTAGAGCTTGCCCTTTAAATACAGGACTGCCAGAGGTTATTATCTCTAGCCTATTAGTTCCGTTTGTGCTTAACCAAAATGTATCAGGGTGATTATCATAAGCACTCGATGTTGTATACACCTCTTTAAAATTGCCCGACCGATAGACATTAATAGATAAAACAATTACCAAATCAGACAAGGAAGGAAGTACAGCCCCTATATATGTTTTATTCCCTTCTATCCTTGAGTCTACATACCCTTGAATGAGTCCAGATAAATTATCACCGCTTGCCACCTCAAAAGATTGTATATTTTCCGTGTCCCATTCTGGCCCCTCTGTATAGTCGCTAGACTTTATCTGCAAATACTCACTATATGTTTGAGGTGATCCGTTTTTTGTGGCATTTACAGTTACTTTAAAAAATATGTCCCAATCTGGGTTATTGTCGTACCTATTCCAGTTATGATTAAGTCCATTATTGTCCTTGGTTGTATCATGAAAAGCGTCTGGTATATCGTCATTTGGTTCCCACGATTCCCATCTGAATATAAACGGGAAACCTGACTCGTAATTAAATATACCCGCTGCATCTAAAGCCGTCTTACTGGATAGTTTAATATTGGCTCTATTCTCATCAACAGGAGTCTTAAATCCCCTGTCATCTGATAGATTATCTATAAACGTTATGCCGTTAACTCTTTTGGTTCCTACTAGACTTGTATTATCACCGTCTAATTCGTATTCCTGAGAACCTTTTTTAATTATTATTTGATTTATAACGCTTGTAATATATATGTCATCGTCTTCCCTTCCATTCTGATCTAGCGTAAACCTAGCTAGTCCTAATAAATCATCTAATTTATGGGCGTTTAAATCGGTGGTTGTTTCCGTTTCTATGTTACTGTACGGATGGGTTAAAAAGGATAAGTCAATACCTATCATTGTGGGGTCTGTGGTGTCAATAAACATTAATCCAACGTCTACACTTAGTGCAACCTTATCACTATTATTACCCCTATTGTTCTTCGTGTGGTCTTGTGTAGAGACAAACAAGACATAATCCATACTAGACAAATTAGCAACCCTAGCAACTACCTCCTCTGGCATATCTATAGTAGCAATTACTTTCATCTGAGAGGTCGAAACATATAGAAAATCCACCTCTTTAAACACTTGTATCCCTGTTCCTATGTTGTCGGGTGTAGTAGTCGTTGATCCTAGAACCCCCTCGGCCCTATCTAGTATGTAATTAGTTTTTAGTTCTTGCTTTGTGACGCTTAACTCATCCCTGTATTGTGTTTCTGGTTGTGGCAACAAGGCGAAATTCATTACAAACTTAGTATTGCCATTACTAAACGGGGTATCTATTGTGTTATTAATTATAAATTCTACCTGCGTCTCATCGGTGGTTAGTTCTAAAGATTGGTTAACCGTTGTTCCTTTTTTATACGCTATATCGCTAATAGAATAATTCGTTTTTTTAGTGTTATAGCTTTCGTTAAACCATCCAGAATTACCCCTAACCTCACCAGAGACACCCTCTTTTTTCTTGTTGGGGTTGGTAACGTCCTTACTTGCTTCTATATTAAATATATATTTAAGGCATTTACCATCTTTGAAATATGGAGGGGCTATTCCGTTTCTTATGTCTTCTATCTGGTCCGATAAAAATAAAGGGTCTACAATTAAGGTTTGGGATATAGTAAAGCCCTGAGATACAGCCGTTGACTCGGCCAACCCCTTCCCATTACCTTTTGCTTTTATATATCCATATTGGTAGCTCTTGTTACCTAGCTGGTCCATGTCGTGCTCAGTGACTGTATCCAAGCTACTTAATCCTGTAACTCTTGCTTTCCGCTCTGAGCCATCTACTTTCGATATAAAATTAGGAGACTCGTCATTTTCTATTAAATTATGTGAAAACTCAATACCCTCTATAGATGTATTATTGGCTACAACACTTCCTATTTTTAACTGTTCCCTTACTGTAAATTCTGGCGTTAACCTTATTATGTTGCCGTCTACAATCTCTGTTATGGTTTTTGTCCCATCGCTATAATCTGAACCGCTTATAATTATCGTATCACCTACGTTCCAATCTTCTATAATTCCATCTTGCTCAAACCATAATAAAGATTCGTCATCAAGCAGTCCCGTAACTGCTGAGGTGGGCCATGCGTAAACATATCTATCTCCATCACCTCGTGTTATCGAATTAACTACAAGGTAATCCTCTACTCTAAAATCAATCTCTACATTAATAACATCCCCAATATTATCAAACAACCAATCAGTAGAATCAGTATCTCCTAATGCTACATTTTTTATCCGTATATCTTCAACTATTGCAGCCATTAAATCTCAAAATGTTTTTTAATTCTCTCTGCTTTTTCTACTATGTCTTTTAGCTCAGCATCTGGGACGGCTGTCTGCATACCTTTTTCTAGCTTCTCGGCGTCTTCTTTAGACATACTTTTAGTTACCTTATCCACCTCTTTACTAACCCTGTCCATTGATATTTTAAAGTGCTCCATTGAGTCTTTAAATATGTCGTTTAAGCTATTAGAATCCATCTGGGGTAACTGTTTTAGTTGTTAAATTTTTAGTATATGTTTGATGAATCCTAATCGTTCCGTTTGCTACTTCGTCGTGTAGATTCCATGTTAACGTCTCAATTTTGGCTACTCTTCCATCATGTGTAAAGATAACGTTATTATTATTATTTATTTTTAGTAAATCTTCCTTACAAAAATGCGGAATAAGTACCTCGTGCCTATCCCATTGGTTCCCCTTTGGATTACCAGAACTAGGGGCATGAGAATTAATAAAATGAAATTTTTCATACAGTGTATCGGCTGCCCAATCAGTATCATTAGTTTCCTTTGCTTTTGTTTGCCTTGCTAGAGTAGTTCCAGATACTATATTATTTAATAAATTATTCCATATTGAAACTGCATCTGTAGATTTTTCCTTTTTTGTAGTTTCATTAGATATATCAAATGTACCAATCTTTGGTACTTGGAAATCATCAGAACTAAGTAACATCATGTTGATTCTTTGCTCTATTGTTTGAGGATTAATAAAGGGGATAGGCTTCAAGGGTTTTGGCTTAAATGGTATCTTAATACCTATTGTCTTTAATCTCTTTAAGAATTTTTTAATTCTTTTGATTATTCTATTGCGAATTACAATAATTGCATTTAAAACTAACACAACTACATTAACAAGTATTGGGTAATCCTTAAAAAGATTATCCATCATTTTTTCCACCCGTGTTAATGTTTTTTTTCTTTTGACTAGAGCAAAAGGAATAGATACAGTCTTAGCCCCCTTCATCAGCACCATATCAGAGTTAACTATCTTCTTTGGTTGTGTTAGTACGTTAGTTATAGTACCCTTGTATTGATCTATCGTATTTTCGTCTCTCTCATCTACCCTAAACTCAATAGCGTAATTTGCTATCAATTCATTAGCATTATTCCTGAATGGTTCTAATTTTATATCTGGTAATTTGTATTTTGCTTGAGCTACGTTTGTATCTTTCCTTTCTAGGTGTAGTTCTTTGCCTATTATAACGAGTTTAGCATTGAACATATCTTTTGAGATAGCTAATAGTTCCCTATAGCTGCCGTCAAAATACCCGTTACTCTTGGTTGTAGGCTTAGAAAACCCCCTATTATCTAGGTCTGATATATCGTCAAGGGTTTCAAATTTAGCAGGTATTATAATCGTGTCCCTATATATCGGATCGTTGAATATAGTAGAAACAAACTTAAGACCGATAGCCGTTGCCCCTGCCTCTAATAGTCGTTGCAACCTCATTCCCGCGTGATACTTTATACTCTGAATAAGAGTATCTTTTATATTTATAATAAGCTGTATTATTACAAGGAGTGTAGCGATTATCCACACAACCAATATTAACGCCTTTAATATTCCAGCAATAGCAGATGTGATTGAACTTATATCTGCAATAACTTTTAACATTTCTTTACGCATATCCCTAAGAGTACTTAATATAGCGTATGCAGTAAGTATCGCTATAGCAGTTTCTTTATAGTCAGGGATTCCAGAGATAACATAAGGTACTTGTATGTAATCATTACTAGTTATGGTCCCATTTTTTAATAATATATTGTAATAAACATTATTAGTTATATCATTTAACCAATCAATACCCCCCCTTGCTCTTGACGTAGTAATAATTCTATCGCAATCTATTAATGTGTCTGGGTCCGTTAAATCTAAATAATGGTCTAATATATTTATCCTGCCGTTCTTGTCTTCAATATCCCACTTAATCGGAAGGCCCTCGAAAATACCTACACCTCCATTATTTCCGCCTGCTATATGTTTAAGTATTATCTGAGATGAAATATTACCAAAATCCCAATCATTAGACACCTTTACTTGTACTGATGCTGGATCGTCTACATCAAAATTTAATTCAATTTCTGCACCAGGCGCGTTAATTGGTGGCTCAATACTTGTTACTCCTAATGTATAGAATGATTTAAGCATTTATAGTTTAGGGCTTGTAACGTTTCTTATTGTCTTTATGCCTTTTCTCATTGTATAGATAACAAAATTACCCATTGTATCTAATTCGCTTTCTTGGTGGCTTTGGTATTTTTTGAGAGAACGTTCTATTGTCTTTGCATTATTTTCTATTGCTTTAACAAGGGGCGTATTGTCTCCCGCCCCGCTTATCTGTGGCATAAATCCCCACGTATTACCATTGTGATAATCATAAGCCATCTTTGCCAACTCATCATTCGTCATACCTTTAGGGATCATTGAGTTTTGAGCCGAAGATAATATTCTCTCATGGTCGTGGGTCATTGTTAGCCTACCACCTTTTGAGTCTAAAGGATTAGATACCGTCCCAGTATCTTCTACTCCATCATAAAAAGAGCCAGTAATCAAAGAGGCCACCCCTTTAGCTAAGAATGTATCAACTAATGCTTTTCTTAATGCTCCTTTAGGCTCATCTTTACTATATGCTGCGAAGGAATTAACAAACGCTAGAGCTAAAGCAATGGCCTGTTCTTGCTGTGCCTGTCTTTTTAACTCTCTTTTCCTTTCTAGATTCCTTTTAGCAAGTCTTGCTTTTTCTTCGGCTAGTATATTCTCTCCCCCCTCGTTCGCTATCCTTTGTTGTATAGCTATAGAATCCTGCAATCTAGATATATCGTCATCTATTAACTGAGTCTTAGCGTCATTCTGTTCATCTATTCTGCTTATTGTCTCATCTACTGCTTGGTTAGCAAGTTCCTTTCTTCTTTCTTTTCTCTCCTCCTCTTCTTTTGCTTTTTTATCTGCTGCCTTTGAATCTGCATCTGCTATTTTTTTATTTTTATCTTTTTCTTCACCTATAAGCAGGTCATTAAGTTCTTTTTGGAGTTCTAGCCTTTCTATGGAATCCTCTTTTAATAAATCTATTCTTTCCCTTAGGTTGTTTTTTTCATTGCTATACTTTTCATTTTCTATATCTACTAACTCACCAGATAATAACCTTTCCTGTAATAGTATATCATCTTTAAGCTCTTTTGTTTTTGCTATGGCTTCTTGTTCGGCTTTTATTGATTCTTGGTTAACTTGACTAATGTCTTGTTTTATTTTAAGCGTCTCTTTAAGCCTTTTTTCTTCAATTTCTCCTAAGTCTAACTTTCTTATTAGGTTAAACATCTCCTGCGAATCTTTTTCATTTATTATTTCCTGAATACTTTCTGTATTTAATAATGCTTTTTGCTGTTCTTTTTCGGCCTCGGTCAAGTCCTTTCTTAAATCAATAGAGGCTTTCCCTTGTTTTATTATCAAGTCAATACTAGCATCTAATAATTCATTTTCTATTTTTCTATTTTCGGTTAATGCCTTTTGCCTTTCTTTTAATGACGCGCTATCACTATTTATTATTTTTTCATTACTCGCTACTCTTTTCTCTGTGAACTCTTCTAATATATCTAACTCTTGCTCAAAATCATCTCTCGCTGTTTTTCTGTTTTTCTCTTCCTGATCCCTAGCAAAAGATTGAGCCTCTACCTCTTTTTCCCTCCTCTCAACAAATGCAGCCGTAAACGCTTCGTCGTTAGTGTCCGATACCTTTCTAGCTATAGAAGAGTCTTCTAATATCTTTTTTAACTGTTCGCCTGTTTTTATTTGCGCTAATGCTGAATCTGTTAAAGATTTAGACCTCCTTAAATCTTGTTTAACGGCATCTATTGTTAGCTTTTCTTTTGTTAAGGCTAACTCATTTTCTAAGTTTGCAAACTCAACGGCTGCCTCTTGAGCTTTCTTTACTGCCTTTGCCCTTGTTATAAACCCGATAGTGTCATCATCGCTTATGTCTTGTAGTATTTGCCTTTTCTCGGCTAGTCCCGCTAACGCTTTCTCTTGTTGCTCTATTGATATTCTAGTTTTTAACTGCAATTTAAGATAATCCTCCTGTGCATCTATGGCCTTAGACGTTGCGCTTACATTACCCTCAAATGCACCTGTTATCTTATCTATAGCATCACTGACGCTTGATTTTTCTAGTTCTTTAATTTCGTTATTTATGGCTTTTAAATCCTGTGTAACATCTCTTGCAAAAGGAGTTACATCTAAAATCTCTAAGAATGTGCGCTCTATCTTTTTACCAACCAAAGAAAATGAATCTCCTATAGCTACAAAGAAATCCTTAACACCTGAAAAGGAATTTATAACACTATTCACAAAAACCTTTGCCGTCTCTGTGAATTTAGAAAAGGCTATTTTTAAGGACAAAGCCCCCTCTCTACTATCTGCAAAAACACCAGAAAGTAACTCAAACCCTTTTACTACTAGCGCAATAAGACCGAGTTTGCCTATTGTTTTGTTTAGCCCCTCAAATGCTTTTGAATATTTACCTACCGATCTTTGGTTTTGTCCTACGGTTTCGTCTACTTCTTTTAGTTTCTTGTCAAGGCGTGTTATGTTTTTTAATAAATCTTTACCTTCTTTGGTGTTCTCCTTATTTTGTACCGCTAAGTTTTTATACTTCTTTCTTAGCCTATTTAATGTCTCAGACTCTTTATCATACGCATCAATTAATCCGAGCTTATCCTTCGCGATTTTTTTATTAATCTTTCTTTGCTCTTGTAATTGAATCTTAATCTCCTCATTATCTTGTATTGAATCGGAGTTGGCTTGTTTTAAATCTTTCTCAAGTTTTAACCGTTGTTTTTGAGTCTTGGTCAACTCCTCAGACTCTTCTCTCCTTTTCTTGAGTAAGGCAATAGCCTTGGTTTGTATTTTAGTCTTTTCCTTTTCTATATCAATTAACTTCTCCTCAACCTTAGTTATTCGTTTAGTAATTTCAGCGAGGCGTTCTAAATCTTTGGCACTTTCAATGGTTGCTTTATTGGATAACTCTTTATTTAACTCGCGGACAACATCTGTAGCCTCTAGGGTTTTTTTTATAACGTTATCAAATTCTTTTACTAGCGGAGCAAGTAGATTTTTCTCGGCTATGTCATCGTGGGTTATTTTTTTAGCCACTTAAAGAGTATTGGGTTCGATACAAAATTAAGCAATTATAACCAATGCTATTTCTTCGATGGTTTTGACGCTTTCATAGCTTCATTCTCTTTTACCAAAAGAGACACATAGCTATGGTATTCCTTTATAGTAGTGGCCCTGTCATTGATCGGCCACCCCATGAACTTACCCAGCAAACCTTTCTCCTCGTAATTGTCCTTAGCCGATAATTTGGCTAATTTTTCCTTTCCTTCAATCTGTTTTAACAATACTAGGTACTCAGTTTCTAACGATCTATCCCCTGTTAAAATAAATTCAGTTCTTATTTCTTGTAATTTATACAGCTTTAATATATATACCTCCGTATCTGAATTTAATGCTATCTCATTAAAAAACTGGTTAGAGATTATTTTTTTGCGCTGGTTTAATTTGGTTTCTATACGTCCTTTTACTTTTTTTCCTGACGAAATAAAAGCATTGCGATCCATTAACAGCCATGTTAGGTCATTCGTTTCCGCTAATTGCCACCAGTTAAAAATAAACATATCGTAAATCCCCTCAAACATAATAGGCTTACTCATACCCCTACCATTTTAAGTGTCAACTCAACCATTAAAGGGGTTATCTTTTCGGCAATTATTTCAAGATTGCCACTAGTAAGCCCCGCTATTTTATCCCCCCAATCGTCTTCCAAATTATCGTCATCCTTTTGCGGGTTGTGTAATATGTTAAAATAATCTGCTGCCAAAGAGGGAAATTCTACTCTATAGGTTTTGTAATAATCGCCAGTATAAAATAGGTTAATCTTAGATGCCCCCTTTTTAGGAGGGGATGCGTTTTCTAAAGTGTAAGGGGAGTAATTGCCACCAATAGAGCTAAGTTGTACACCGTCCGAGTCTACATTTAACTCAAATAATTGAGACGTTGGTTGTCCCTTAGTATTTAATTGTATTATTAACTTTTTGAATTCGGGCCTAGATAGTATAGTGTTAATAATCACCCTCTGGTCTAATGCCTGTATTTTGTTGTTAAGTTCTACAAGTGCAGGAAATAGATTGCTAGGCATTATTTGCCCTTTTTGCTTTCTTTTGTTTTTACTTTAACCTTTTTTACTCTCGCTGCTTGCTTGCTTATAGCTGCTTTTTTTTCTGCTAATACTTCCTTTCTCATAACTTTTTTTTTGCTAAGGTAATAATAATTTAAAATAAAAGCCCCTGATAAATTAATACCAAGGGCTTAATTATAGATAGAGAATATTATGCTGTAACTACAGTCTTATCTTTTATCCCTTTCAGATCGTACTTCTTTTGAACGTAATTAACACCTCCGATGCCTCTTACTTCCATCACTTCACCAACAGCTGTAGCACTGGTCCATGTAGCAGTATAAGAACCTAGAACACCCTCAACGATTCCACCAGTAACAGGCTCTACGTTATCATCAGTTACGTTATAAAAATCGAGTTCAGTAGCAGTTAATCCACCTGCTCCAATCCTAGTAACAGCATCCCCAAAATCATTAACAAGATCAAACGCAATACCCGTTGTAGTGGCTACCATGTTAATAATCCTAACATCGATCAAAGAAATTGCGTCTCTTCTTACGCTGTAACCGTTCATATTAGATTGCTTAATGTAATCAACGTTAGACTCTAAAGCCTCTATATCATACTTAAACGTTACTTGTACTTTTGGTGTTACTCCAAATTCAGCCTCAATAACAACAGCTCTAAATGAGCCCGCCTGTATTTTTCTACCTTGGAATATGTCACCGTTAAGGTCTCCTACTAAATTGTCTAAATCATCATTCCATATAATAGAAATAGGTCTACAAGCATGAGAATTAAGTTTAGCAGCTAGTTTAAATGCCTCCATTGTAACAATAGTAAAAGATACCTCTTTAGGATTCTCAGATGTTGTAACGGTAATATCGTCTACCTCTTCCGTATTTGGGTCGATTGGTGCAGCCGTTACTTGCTTAATCCCTTCCAAAAACAACCATCTATCAGTCTCTAATTGAGCCTTGAATTTACCATCCATCAACACGGTGTTAATAGTGTCGTTTACTACGTCTAACCCGTTGCTAGTTCCATCCGCTTTATCGTTCACCATTAATATAGCGTTTTTCGATAAGCCTATTCCATTGGCGCAATCACTTACACCTCCAAAATTATGTGCGCTTCCTGAATCTGCGCAGTTACATTGTATTGCCATGTTCTTTTATTTTAATTTATAATAAGTTTTATGTTTATCTAAAAGCAAAGATAATTATTCTAATTTTGGCTTTCTTCGCGCTCTTCTGGTGTGTATTCCAAGCCCTCTAATTCAATGAAATCTAAGCCCTCTTGCTCTGTATCAAATTCTTTTACAATACTATTAGTGTGCACCTTCCCGCTTGTTTCTATAAACATAATAACGCTTCCATCTTGATATACTAGTACCCACCTCATATTTAATCCGTTGTTACTGTTACCCCTTTCGCTACTAAATCAATTACTGCTTGGTCTCCATCATAACCCCCACTTGATCCATCTGGTGCTGAATTGTTTTGTATCGCATATACCCTTCCTGTATAGTCACCCCCCGCGCCCTCGCTTGATACATGAGCATACGCCTCAACTAGCATCCTGTTAACTTCGGCTGTTGTCAAACTCATATCATCAACATATATACCGCTTCCATCCTCAGACATCATCCCAGAAAAAACGGTTAAATCAACGTACCCAGAATCGCAACTTCCTATATCGAATCTGCTAAAAGAACCTGTTGAGCTAGGGAATGTCCAATTAGAGCAATTAGTATTACTATATACCCTAAAATCCCCCGAAATATTACCCAAATTAGAGAAATCGCCAGAGCTTAAATTAGCACTATTGCCATATATTAAAGTAAAAGCACCACTAGTTACAGGTAATGTTAAGGTTTCTATACTGGTGTTTTCAAACCTGATAGTGTTAGATAATCCCGTATATCCAGATATATCTAATTCTGTTTGTATTGTATTAAAGTTTGCTAAAAAAGAAGTTATTGGACCACTAGAAACACCACCCGTAAAACTTGTTAATTTAGGGTTAGAGGCGATATTTATACTACTTAATGCGGAGCTTGTAATTCCGCTAATATCAATACTCGTTAATTCTGCACAACCATCTATTCTTACCCTAGTGATAAGACTAGATGTAGTTGGGAAATTAACATTAAAATTAGTATCATCATTATTATATAAATACAAATACCCTGTTAAGTTTATAAGGTTAGATATGTCCATATCGTTAGTAACCTTGTTTCCATGAAAATAAAGAGAAGACAAAGCAGTAATTAAAGAAGGGTCTCCGTATACTGTTACTTTTTTTTCTGTGCTGTCTGAAAAATTAAACGTTACACTATCGCCAACAAGTGTTTCTATCCCGTCAGTCCATATTGCAGTCCCGTCACCTGTATGGCTAAACAAAGTACTCCCGCTTTCTTTAGTATAAAAACTATAAGCCATACCTATGTCTACTGTAACAAAGTCTGTTTTATGACAAGACCCCGCCAAAGTGTCTAATACAGACAAAGAGACCAATCCAGAAGTTAACCCAGTTGCAGGGTTAGTAGTTTCTCCATTACTCCAAAAATAAGACAAAGGACCAGACCCGCCAGTTATGGTAGCTGTTGCAGTCCCATCACTAGCACCAAATATAGATGGCCTAGTTGACTCCATATCTGTTATTAACAAATTACATGAAGGAGGTGTACCAGGCCCTTCCACGACACCAGAACCAATAGTAGTACATCCAGATACACCCGTGTCGGTTGCTATCACTTGGTAATTACCTTGTGATAATCCCACCGCTTTTTTAGTTGTTTGTGATAATGGATCATTCCATTCATAAGTAACACTATCGGTATTACCACATGGGAACGCCTCCGCTGTTCCATCTGAACCGCCTATAGTAGTAACAGGACATACCGCAACGTCTACAGATAAGCTACACCCCGAAAGTATTAAAGCCTCTTTACTGCAAGCCTGTTTCGTTGTGGTTAATTCTAAATTCAATAATTGACCGCTTAAATCTTGCGAAAAGAATCTGTCCGCGTTGCCTTTATCTGTTGTGAATTGACCCCAATTTGCTATAGCTGTGCTGTTATAATCTTCTATCTCTTTATAAAGTGATGGCTCGCTGTTTATTACATCTATTAACAATTCAACCATTTGCCTCATTGGATCGGTAACGGAAAATTTTTGATCTGGCGCGTACTGGTTCTTAGAGTCTGCCTCATCCATAAAGAAAAGTCTAGGATTAGATTCTCTACCCCATCTTGAAAATACGTCTAGTATCGGCTTCTCGTCTAACCTTTCATACAACCATATAAAAGGAGTCTTTAAGGCTGCGCTCTTTTCTTTTGATTGCTGATCCGAAGCGGGAACCGTTGCACCGTGGAAGAAATTAGGAGCAGGTAAAGGGAATGAAGTCACAACAGGTATCCCCGCGCCCGTTGTTACATCTTTGATTGTTATAGATTCATTTATAACGAATGATACTATCTGATATTTTTTACTACCTATTAATACATTTTTTACTGGTCTCAACCAATAAGTGTTACTTGTTTTTAGTGTGTATGTCCCGTCTAGGTTATCGGTAGCCTCATCAATAGTTATATTGGGAGTCATTGAAGCAACAATATCCCTTATAATATCTACCGTGTCCCGTGTAGTTACAGCCATGATATAAAATTACGGGCCTTTCCTTTGCCTTCATGTTCTGGATACGTCGATGAATTGATTATTATGTAATCCAACACAGCATGGAAACTCTTAATTCCTCTATTGTAAGTTCCTTCTATTCCTGCTTGGGACGGCCTTAATTGCTTACTGTTCTCGGATGCATTTGAAACTATCCCTACTGGTGTGTTTTCTTTCCATGTTGTTTTTATAAACTCGAACCAAATAAGCATTTTAAGCATAGCTATAAACCCCTCGGACCTTATCCTTATAGTCTCATCTTCATAAATAGGATCATATATAGCCGTAAATCTGGCATCCTGTGGTATCTGTGGGCTTGGTGTAGTGTTTAAATCTGCTATAAATAAATCGTAAAGGGTTTTCCCTAATAAATCTTGTAACGCCTCAACCTCTACCCTGTCAATGATAGCTTGTAGGTGTGTAGTGTCGCTCTTATTGCTTATAAGAAACTCGCCACTCTCGAAGTCTTCGGTAGTTACAAAGCGACTCATTTATTATTTAGCTTTGTTTTTTAACTCGGCTTTCTTAGCCTTGTCTTTCTTTGGTGCTTTATCAGCTTTGACCTCTTTAGCTAGGCCCTCGGTGATTAAGCTCTTGCCAATACCCGTTGAAACTTCTTTTACTTGTCCCTTTTTTAATCCTGAGTCATGGTCTTTTATTATTTCAATTTTCATAATAGTAAAGTTTTAAAAAAGCAAGGGAGTTTAACCCCTTGCTAATGGTATTAATTACGCGTTCAAAGCAGTTTGAGCAGCAGTAATAGAAGGTATGTGCAAAAATGCACCAGCGTGAGCCGTTCTAATTACTAATTGCTTTCTAACTGTTACTTTCAAACGTTGTACATCTTCGATCCAATCTGTACCGTGTTGAGTAGCTACGTCTAAAGTAGTCGTTCCCGCTCCCCACATTGTACCAAAAGTAAAGTCACCGATATATGCTTGATTCGCTGGTACTAATTGTGATTCGATAATTCGAACACCTTTAACACTCATCCCGTCAGCACTTAACCAAGTTGGCATAATGTAGTTATCATTATCATCTTTTGACAACCTCATCAACTCAGCATCTGTAGGATTCATAACGATAGCATTAGGAACAAATACACTGTTTTGTCCTGCGTTTGCGATCTGTACAATACCTGTAGAAATCACATCGTATATAGTTGCAGCCGTTCCAAACAGTCCAGCAAATCCACCCGCAGCATAATTAGGAGCTACCAAATCAACACCGCTAAAGTTTTGACCAGTACCATCACCAAGTAACGCTTGTTCATCTAATTGAAGCTCAACATTTTTCAATGAAAAGTTTCTTATCTCAGCAGAAATAAAAGATACATCCTCTAAGGCTTCTCTTGTTACGCGCATAGAATCACCAATTTTTCTAAGTGGCAATAATATTTCTTCCCACGTAATAGCAGACTCAGAAATTACAGCACTCTCAGCAACAGGAGCAGCGTTATCAGTTTGTGCAGCTTCTTGCCAATACCTAATAGTCCCGTTTGAATCTGGACCTAAAGTAGCTTGGTTAAACAAATCACTTACCGCGTTATTCCTTCTTGGAATGTGAGCTAATCCAGCTACATCCGAAGCCATTGTATTATCAGCTACAGACGCTCTAGTTACCTCTGTCTTTAAGTTCAAAGCAAACTTATCTCCCTTTTCAGTCATAAAGTTAGCTATAGAATCCTTAGACTTAGCCCAAACAGCTCTTAGCTCTTGGTCGAAGTTTTTAGGTGCAGACTCAATAGCATTTGATTTTCTCAAATTAGCCATCTCCTTACCTTGTTCCAATACTGACTCCTCTAACTTTTCAACGTGCTTTCTACTAAGCTCGCCAAATTGTTCTTCAAGGGCTTTGATTGCCTCCGTACCTACTTTGCCTTCCATTTCCTTACGTAACTCCGCAGTCTCATGGCTTCCTTTTGCTATATGATACGCTGATAAATCCTCAACGTTTTTAAGGCTAGCTACCTCGTTTTCTGACAGCTTATTAAATGAACCGTCATCCTTAATCCAAATATTTTTCATCGTTTTAATATTAGTTTTTCCCTGTTATTAGGGCTTTTAAAAATTTAACTTTATCATCCTCACGTTTTAATATGTCGGCTTTTGAAGTGTCCGACTCGGACGGCTTACCAAGTGATTTAATTAAAGTACCTAATTGGTCGTAAGATTTTTGAAGCTCTAGGCCCCTTTCATCCGATATATCGGAGTTCTTTAGTAATTTTTCAAGGCTTTTGAATATCTTGCCTACATCTTCAAGGCTTTTTATGCCCGTCACAGGGGTTTGTGAGTTAGCTCCCCAATGCGTCAGGCTGGAAACTTCCCACAATTTAACCTCTGTAATTATATTCGCGTCCCTATCCTTGCTGAATGACTCGTTAATAGTTTGGAATCCGTGTGAATGTTCCGATATAATACCCTCCTTATATTCTATTAACGTGTCTTTACCTAGTGTAGACTTAGACATCTGAGACACCGCAAAGGCTCCTTTTTCGTCTTCGCCTAATTCTAATATCTTGCCTACAGCTAACTTAGGATCATGATTCTTGAAGTGTTTAATACGGGATAGGTTCTCTTTGATCGACTTAGTAAATGCTCCTTTTTGTAATATATCTCCATCACTATCCTTATTCCCAAATGATGAAAAATAAAAAGAGACGATCCCTTTAGAGTCATCTAAGTCTTTTAATTCTAGTCCACAGCTTTTAAAGTTCTTGTTCATATTACAAATTTAGCCTTATTTATTTAAGCAAACTTAATACCTCTTCGTCGCTCATTTTCTCAATGAATTTATTAGCCAACAACGGAGATACACTTTTTAGTATTTCTAAAGTATTATTCTTTTTACCAGCAGGGGCCACTATTTTCTCTGCATCTTCTTTGGTGTATCCATATTGATTGACTAATAATAACACCTTAGCCTCTGAGCTTACCGGCATGCCTAGCACTATATTGACACCCTGTAATACGCTTCTATCTTTGTCGGCTTTCGCTTTTTCATCTTCCTGTAATGCTCCGATATGCGATAAATCTTGTGTTACTATATATTTCACACCGTCCTGCCTTGACCACTGAGACACTATTTCGTTATTAAATTTCGCTAACAATCTCCTATCTATCGGTAGTACTGCATTCTCATAGAACGCTTTCAGTGCTGTTTTTTGATTGGCAAATGTTTTATTTGCAGGGTCATTAAATAGCTCAGATGGTGCACCAAATACGTTACACAATATTCTTAGGTTCTCTATGCCCGTTTCTAATATCTTCAAATCGGATGAGGACATTCCTAGCTGTATAAATTTCGCCTTAGATTTACCAGCAATTAACCTATTGAAATTCTTAGCCCCTGACATCATTCTGTCCAATAAGCCTTGCTGTATATCCCTTTCGTCTTTTGTTGCTACAATATCGGACTCATTAGTTATAATACCAGCAGCTCCCCTATTTTTCATCATAGAATCCTGCGCTATAGCCCTTTGGTTATCTCCTGAAAGTGTAAGCCATGCAGCCGTTAACGGAGACATCCCTCTCAGTGACTCTATGCCCTCTGTCGTTGGGTTGAAGTATTTAAGATGTATTATCTCCTCTGTAGAAAATGATTCTTTTATCCTGCCTAATTCAAAAACATAACCCGTAGGAGTTAACGGGTTATCATTTGTTTTGGTAACCTCCATTAATTGACTAGGCAATACCCTTAAATCCCTAGTCGCTTTAAAGCCTATTATCTCCTGCGGGTTCCAAAATAAATCACCTGTACTACAAATATATCCGTAAGAGCTTTCTTTAAAATCTTTTTGGGTTTGCCTTTCATTTGGGTTATTAACAAAATTAAAGAATTTGCCTTTTGTAACTAACTTTGTAGTGCCATCACTGTTTAATATTTTGGGGACCCAAGGTATATCCGATCCGCTTTCCATTATTTTTTTAATAATGGAATACGCTTGAGAATTGGCCTCATACCCTTCTTTTAATAGAATATTATCCTCTTTTTGTCCTGAGTTGCCATCAAACCCTATTACTGTAAGGTTGCCGTTTACTAAGTTCCTATGTTCGCCAGTAGTCAAGGTATTTATTACTTGGTGCTTTACCCCAAAACCTCTACCCATGGCCTTAATAATCTTCGGTATTTTCATGTATACATTTGGTACAAAATTACATAAATTATAATAAGCCTGTTGAAGTGGTTAGCCTCTCGAATGAATACCTGACCCCGTCAATTAAATGATTGTACTTATCAATCGGAATCCCTGCTTTCATTCCCGCTTTACCATTCCAAATATAGTTATTTAATTCTGTCTTTAAATTAGGGCTATCTCCGCAAACGATTATAGTATAGTCCATCATATTTTTAAGCCCCCTCTTTATGCTTCCCGCGCCTTTTGTGCATGGAGATACGTTGATATTGTCGCTAATTAAATCATTGATTAGCCTAGTTTCTGCAGAATCGGCTACTATCAAATCGCCCTTTTCCGTGTATTCTGTTAGCATCCCCTTGATGGCTTCCGTACTTAGTTCTGTTAAATAAAATTTCTCATAAACGTATATTAATTTTTTCTTATTGTCTACAGCCACCTTGCTTAATGCTGTTGGGTCTGGTGAAAACCCAAAGTCAAGCCCGTGAACATAAGGCAAAGACTCATCAAATACGCCCTCTCTCCAATTAGGCAATATAACCCCCTCGGCCTTTTCTAGCCATCCACCAATATAGTTATGATAGTAGTGCTTAGGGTTTTCTACCTTAGACTTATTCGCCTTATCAATCCAACTCTTAGGCAAATAATCCATCCTTTCTGCTAAATGGTATGTCGTGTGTATGTGCTCAACATCTGGGTGGTTGCTTACTGTGACATCGTAACCCTCAACCCTTTTTTGTTTATTGTTTGGCAGTATCCATCTCTTATAAATAAAATGCTCTGGCGTTGTGGCGTTTGTGATCCATATAATTCTGTTCTTAGCATCGTTGCTACGTATAGAATCGTCTATAGTGTCGAAGGTTTTCTCGTCCGTGAACTCCTCCCCTTCATCTATTACCATCGTAGTAAGACCAGGAATAGATTTAAGCGTTGCCGTCTGGTTTCCTGAGCTTGTTTTAACACCTGCGAATAGAATAAATGAGCCTGTTATTTTGTTTATGACTCTATCGCCTCTAAACTGGAATACATCATGTGAATTATTACGCTGTATAGCTTCTTTAAATTCTGGTATGATAGACTTTTCCGCGCTTGTCATTGTGTACCTGAGAAACAATATGCCGTGACCTTTTTCGTATGTTAGCCTAGATATAAAGTCGTGTATACTGGTAGACTTTAGCGAACCTCTACCCCCTGTGATTAAAAAATACCTCTTTGTTGATGTGTATAACGGCTTATAAGCCTCACTTATCTGTATCATTCTTTACCCATTGGATAGGTATTATTGAATCCCCATTAGACGTAACGTCTAGCTCACTTTTTTCTATATAGCCTCTATGCTTACCTTTTGTTTTTAAGTAGAATATAGTTGATGAAGGTATACCCTCTTTTATTTGCTTGTGTAGTGAACTTTCGGCAAAGTCTAAGGCTACATTGCTCAATTCATTAACCGCCTCAGCAAACTCTTCATCATGTTTTAGCCACTCATAGAATTGAGTCCTGCCTATCCCTGTGCTTTTGCACGCTACCGTAACAACTCCAAGCGATTTTTCTAACGCTTTAATTATTGATTTTTTATGATGTTCGGTTCTGTTTTGGTTAGTCATTGTTTTTATGTATTTATCTTTGTCTCTTTTTGCACACGCTAGAGACTCAATTAGTTCCTTAAAATTAACTCTTTTTTCGCTTCTTCTGGTCCATCGAAATATATATTGTATCTCCCTAGTATGTTCCTTTTAAAGCATGGTACTACATTTTTATCAGTATCCAGATTTTCGGGCCTTACTACAATAAACGGCCTGTCTAGTAATACGCTGTATTTGCTTGTATGTTTAAGGTTATTCTCCATGCGTTCGTTTATGTTAAGCATCTCTATCCAATCAATAAACAGCATTTTATTACGATGGAATACTAATCTTTTTTTGTTTTCCATGCCTTAAATATACAAATATCTTATATGTGAGTGTTCTTTATCCCCCTGTTGTGGCACATACGCTCACTACTTCGGTGCTTCGGGCAATGGTATGTAATGGGTTGCATCCTCTATTGGGTTTTCAAATGCCTCGTCATAGAACATTTTGAAATTACCGTCAACATAAAATTCAGCAACCACCCCTCTGTAATTTTTCGGGAATGATTGAGGGCAATACACTAAGAAGAAACGACCTTCTTTCGGCAACCCATTTTCTTTAATACTTATCCAATTTTCTACTTTCATATTTCGCTCGCTTTACGGTGCTACAACAAAAAATAAAACTAATGCTGCGCACATATTTTTATTCAAACCGTTAGCGAGAATAAAGGTTGTCTTTATGTGTAAAGTATATCTTTTGTTCCCCTACTATCTTATAGCAAGCACTTGAAATTTTACCGTCTTTATGTAGGTAGTTTGGTTTAGCAAGT